TTCAGTACAATCATTACATAAAACTAATGGTAAGTTAGATGATGAGTGTACTAAGAAAGCTATGACTGATGCATTAACTAAAGCATTATCACATGTTGGCGTAAGTGCAGATGTATTCTTAGGGATGCATGACAACAGTAAGTATGTTGAAAAGATCAAAGCTGATATTAAATCCAATGTAGATAAATCTAAAATTAAGGAGATTACATGACCAAAGTCCTAAAGCTAACAGAAAAACAAATTGAGCAAAAAATAAAAGATGCTCAATCTAAATATCCAGAAGATTATCTCAAAGAAAAAGACTGGAAATTAACCATTGAAGATCGTTATATATTCAATGTAACTGACTGTTTATATTTTGGATTAAGATACATGGATGAATGTATGGATCTTGATTGGGATTATAAATACAAAACATTTTATTCTGTTCTACCTTTGTTAACAGAATTGGAGTATCCACTTCGCAGACAAAATGAACGAGTAAAATTAAATGATTATATCAAAGAAATAAAAGGAGAATCTAATGATAAATAAAGTAATACTAGTAGGTAGGTTGGGTGTCGATCCAGAGATCAAAGCTACCAGTAAAGGTGATGAGTATGCTAACTTTAGTTTAGCAACATCAAAGAAGATTAAGACTAAGGATGGTACGTGGCAAGAGAAAACTACTTGGCACAAGATTACAACCTTTGATCCTAATCTTACTAACACTATCAAACAATATGTAACTAAAGGTACTATGTTGTACCTGGAGGGTGAGATAGATGTATCAGAATATACTGATTCTAATGGTAATAAAAAGTATAATACTTCTATCATTATACCAAGAGTCACTGGTGTTATGAAGATGCTAGGTGGCAAGGGTGATGCTAAGCAGAAACCTGCTAAAGACATCAATGATGATCTACCAAATGATGACATCCCTACTGAAATACCCTTTTAAAGTTTCGCTGTAGGCGAAAGACTAAGGTGCTGATACTTTTTTATTAACTATAGTATGAAAGGAAATCCAAGGATTCATGTATATACCCCTAGTATTGGCACCTTACAAATGATAGAAAGACTTTATGAAAATGATTATTAAAGGAGAACTTGACGAGTTAGTAGATACTCTTACTGACTACAGTACTTACTTAAAACAATTCGGTTATGATACCGATACTATTTTTGCAGCATATGCCATCATGGCAGCTTCGCTATCAGGCAAAAAGATCAAGAAGAATCACACTACAGATGCTATCAAAGAACGTATGACTGAACTCAATGTTGTTCAGGTTCGTGCTTCTGGTACAGTTCATTAGCATATTCCACTGCATCAAAATTATGATGTTCCCAAAACCTATGTTCTGGTTTATACTTACCCCATGTCAGATCTGAATGGTGTTCAAAACACAATGGTACTACAAGCTGATTAGATCTATTATGTTGAACCTGGCTACCACGTAGATGATGAACGTTCATTGGAGTATTTGACATACAACCTGGTACGCAACATCCGTACTCTATAATCTTTAGAAAATATTTTTTATCTTTAGACGTATACTTTGCCATCCCATGAACCATCCTTCCTCAATAACATTGGAACAATAGATGGTACACCATTAGTAATAACACCACAAGATAAGATTGGTTTAGCCATATTAACTTTCATGTATGCCATAGCCATAGACTTCTTATCTACAAGACAACCTACAGACATACCCCAGTTAAGATGGAAGTCATTACCTACATACTCTATATTTGACTGGGTATGATAATGCCCCTGGACAACTGAAGCAGACATCATCTGTACTGCCTTTACAATATTCTTAGATACTTGATGTGCAAAGTAAACTCTACCCATAGCAGTATCTTCCCAATGAGATTCTTTCCATACCCAACCATGACCTACATCTAGTATTTCATTATAGTCTTTGAGAAAGAACTTAGACATACCCTTTGCCATAGCACGTCTCAGTACCATAGATCCATGATTAGATTCTAGTATAGTCATTACAGGAAACATAGACTCTAGTTTCTTCATGTGATATCTACCGATTTCTAGTTCATCAGCAGGTGATGGTAGATCTGGATTGATTACATGAGAAACATTAATTGAGTGCCAATCCATTTCGTCTCCGATATGAATGACATTCGTAGGATTATACTTAGCAGCCAAAGACTCCAAGAACCTATAACTATCAGGATGATGATAAGGCACATGCAGGTCAGAGATGACCAAAATTCTATCGTTTTTTCCTGTTTTAAGAGCCGTAGAAGGGGTACTTTCACTCTTTCTAGGTCTACCCCTACCCCTTTTTACTATCTTTAAATCTGTCTGCGACTTTTTCTGCTGATCTTCCAACTGTATATCCTCCTATCCCTACTAGGATAATGTTTAAGAGAGAGTTCTGTACAGACTCTGGAATGTTTGGTGCAGTAAATCCAAACCAATGAGCTACCATTAAACCAGCAAAGACCAACATCATAATTGGTCGCCAGTTTCTTTGTAAGAATCCTCCCTGTGCTTCTGTTTGTATGATCTTAGCAGCACCTTCTAAGTGTGCCAGTTCTCCTGCTATAATCTTTTCTTGTACTTTAGCTTTAAGTTTGTCAGCCTCTCCCTTATTATCGACAACTTTATCAATAGTTTTAAAGACTGCTCCAGCGACAGGTCCGAGTAAGTTAAGCATTTATTCCCTCCATTACTGAGGCTAGAGCTTTTGCCCTGTTCGGTGTTTGATTTGCCCATCTCGAATCTAACATTTCTGCGGCACATTCCGAGTACCTTTGTTCTTTAAGATTAGATAAAGCACCTTTGAATTTAGATACACCACCTTCACCCATTTGAAAAACCATTTCGATAATAACTTCACGAGCTGTGTTATCAATATCATAGCCATCAAGAATCCTCGAAGCACCATCAACTGCAGATTGAAAATCATTCTCAAATAAATTTTCCCATCCATCTCTGTCTGTCGGTATATCTTCACCAGGTATGATCTTATGTCCATACCCACCAGTTTCAAATCCCAAAGTATCTCGGTATACAGTTTCGCAATACCCTTCATGTTCTTTAATCCTCTCTTTTAAATTGTTATATTGTGTCATAATCTTTTTGTGTACAGAATCCTGTTACATACAAATCCTCGTTGTTTCTTAAACTGTATCTAAAGTTATCCACATATGCAAGGCAATCTGGTATACTATTAAAGGGTTCATATAGCGGTTCTGCTACACAACTTTCTTCTAATGGTGATGTTAATGATTGAACACAGAATAAAATGACTAAGTAAATCTTCACTTTATTTCTGTTATAATGATAGCTAATAGATTAGAGAATACTAAGAAACCTACTGACCACATAACTTTCTTAATCATAGAGATATCACTTTCTATATGTTTAAGGTGGTTGGACTTAATGATATCAATATCCTTTTTAATTAAAAGAATATCTCTATCTAGTTTATTTATTTTCTCCGACTGACTGACCATGTTGCATGTCCTCTATCTTTTCAGTAACATTCATAGACTTAAATTTATTAAGTTCATTTGTTACATGCATATTCATTTCATCTTCTTCAGTTAATCTTAAAATCTTTTTAGTTAAGTAAGTAATAAATACTTCTTGTTCATCAATAATTTTTTGTAGCTTATTGCTTTGTCTTTTATTAGACCTGGCTTCTTTACGCCATTTGTTTATCTCTATTTCATTATCAGTCATCAGTTTATTTTACCTATTGATCTGATAAATTCAACACCTTCTATAGTTTCTATTTGTGCTTTTACTTTAACACATGATACTCTAGCTGAATCTGATATATTTCTTTCAATCATTCTTTTCTTTTCAAGGCAATCTTTAACACCATCAGTTATAGTATGTTCAATCATATTACCACCAGAAAATAATAATAATGCTATAATTACTTTAGTGATCATATCCGTTTGCTCTTACTTTATCTTTTAGTTCTTCTATATTTTCTAATGCTTTTTCCATATCAGCTTGTAATCTCATAATGTTTACTTTGTTATGTGCCATGTTTTCTAAGTCTTCTGACATACCTTCTACTTGTTCTGATACAAATTCTAGCAGCATAAACTGTTCCTGATCTATAGGAGTTTGATCTGCATTCTTTACAAGATCAGCTTCAAATAGAGTAGCTCTAGTTTCTATATTATTTAGTCTTTCAATAATACCAAAGTATGCCCAGACTGCTGTAGCAGTTACACCTAATAAACTTAATAAGTTTTTAAGAGGTAAACCTATTTCTGTTTTATCAGATAAACTAGGCATTACTTACAAATACAATCGTAACCTTCACAACATTCACACATTATGGTTTAGGTATATCTGATTTGACTGTAGCAATCGCATCTTTCCAAGTAGTAGTTCCATCTACAGAATCGTGATACTGCATATCTAACTGGTCTTGGATTGACGGATAAGCATCTGCTCTATCTCTTTGATACTGCTTGTTGTCATAGTCAGTTTGTAACTCAGCTTTCTTTGCTGATACTTGTTCCCATGTAAAATCTTGTGTGTCTTTGTAAATAGCACTGCCATTCTCATCTGCACCAGAAATATATTTTACATTGGCTTCGTACTCAGTTTGATTGCTAGGTTCACCATTGACTACTACTTGAGCATTTGCATCAAGAGCTTTGATTGCACTTATTATATCTGTCATTGTTTTTCTCCTTTAATTTTCATTATGCTAGTATTTCCATTACTGTAAGAACTGCTTTTTCATCTTCTACTACACCTGAAGGTTCATTAATTATACAAGCTGAGCTGTTACCTTCCGACCTTGCACGAAGTCCATAAGTAAGAGAACTTGTACTGCTAGGTGAATCTAAAAATGATAAGCTAGATTGTGTTGATACATTATTAAATGCAGAAACTCCAGCTTGACCACCAACAAGTCTTGTGCTGTCTCTGTAAAGAGATATTGAACCAAAGTAATTTCCAGTACCCTGAGTTTCTGAAATTCCAGTAAAAATTACATAAATCTTACTTGATGTTGCACTTGGTGTAATAGACACTGAACAACCAGTTACTGCTGTATCTGAAGTTGCTGTTGTTGAAAAAGTATCTGTTTTTGCTACTGAAATTATTTGACCAATCTTACCTGTATCAATACCACTAGGTAAAGAAGCTAGGTTAGGTAATGTAGTAACAGGAGCTACCGATTGATTGTTTAATTTAATTAAGCTCATGCTAGTACCTCCCATTGTTGGTCTGTTTCATTCCATGTATATGCTTGTCCGTCATCAGGATAAGCAACAGGTGCTTCCCAACGACAAGTATCTTCATCTAATGTCCAACTGTTAAAAGGTTTGGGTGGGATAAAAGCATCTCTTGTTTGGTCATAACTATAACCAATACCAGCAAAGTTTTTTCTTATATTGTTATTGTAAGATGTTTGTTTCCAAGTATCTCTAGTGCCATATAAGTTATTTAAAAAATCTACTCCAGTTTGCTCGTCTGTAGCAATATCATTTGATACGACTTCAACTCTTTCAATTATGTTTCCAACTCCTAATTTTGCAAAATGTGCCATTACGCTGTGTAACTCCCTGAACCTGTGTATGTTAATATTGTATCTGAACCACTTGTTGTGACTGTTGGTGAACCACTTGTAGTGCCTGAATAATTAGCAGTTGCCATACGAAGAATAACGACACCAGAACCACCAGCTCCAGAAGAACTACCATTGGAAGCAGAACCACCACCACCAGAACCTGTATTAGCAGTTCCAGCAGAACCATTAGAACCTCCGCCTCCAGAGCCTCCAGCACCTACACTACTTCCAGAATAAGTACCACCGCCTCCTCCTCCAGCTCTTGTGACTGAAGAACCTGTGATTGTTGAAGTTTGACCATTACCACCAGCACCACCAGCAGAACCAGTACCATTTGAACCAGCCGAACTAGCACCACCTCCGCCACCATCGCCATAAGCACTAGCAATAAAGACACCATTACCACCATTAAAACCTTGATTAGCAGTTCCAGTTCCACCAGTATTTTGATCTCTATGACCTCCACCTCCAGAACCACCATTACCAGCTCCAACACTGCTTTTTGCACCTTTACCACCACCTATTGATGTAATAGTGCTAAACACACTGTCAGAACCATTTGTAGAATTATTAGCAACACCACCAGCACCTACTGTTACAGTGTATTGAGTTCCAGCTAGAACAGTTAATGCAGACTCCGAAGAACCTCCACCTCCTGATGTTTCGGAATTGTATGATGCTCGATAACCACCAGCACCACCTCCACCGCCACCATCGTTACCAGCACCACCGCCACCAGCGATAACTAAAAAGTCTACACTGTAAGGTGTAACTGGATTATCTTCTGATACTTCGTCAGATGTTGGAATCCAGCCTTTGGTTGCACCTGAGTAAACCACTCTTAATGCTTGACCACTTGTGTCGTACTCAACAGTAGCTGTGTCAGCACTACCTTGATAGTTTAATCCATTACTATCTATTATAATTTTGTTTGTTCCCCATGTTCTTGCATAGTCTACTAATTCAATCGTATCGCCAACACTTGCAGAAGAAGGGAATGTTATAGTTACTGTGTTTGATGATGTATCAACCCAATAACCTTCATTAGAAGAAGCTGTGAAACTAGATGTTTTAATTGATGATTGCCAAATAACAGCAGACTTAACTGAACTAGCTAACTTGTCTGGAGTAATTGTTCCAGTACCTACTGTCGTTAAGGTGATTGCTCTTTCTGCAATAATAAAATCTATAGAATCTGAAGAAGTTAATGCTGAATCAAATACAATGGTACTACCTGATACTGTGTAACTTGACTGAGGTTTCTGAATAACACCAT